CCTTTGATACTGTTATAAAATTCTCACCATTAACTTCAATCTCCTTAAATCTCTTCTCAAAAGGCATCCATTCTATAATTGATAGAATCTTACCTTCGTAAACTACACCATCTATCTTAACTGATGGCTTTTCTAATGCTTCTACATAAGCATCTATATCAAACGTTCCTTTACTCATATATTATCTCCTATAAAAAACAAATACCCACCTACTTTATAAGTAGATAGGTAAATGTTATATGCGTGTAGATTATATCTTATGAGAAAGCTATTGTTACATCGTCGTCTGTATCTGGTGCACTTGTAAATGGTGCGAAAGTTAAATTCCAGATAGCTAATGGTCCATCAGCACCACGTTCACAAGTCTTAATCTGACATTGAGGTAATGTGAAGGTCATCTTATTTCCTGTTACTGATCCTACTGTGAATGTTACACTTCCAGTCGTTCCTGCTACCCAAGCTGCGTATGGATCGAATGTTGAAAGTGCTTCTGCTTCTACGGTTATCTTAAGTTCTGGCTTTCTACGTCCTAATGCAAATCCTGCATGTCCTGTAGAAGCGTTTAGATCAACTCTTGGAGCTATTTCGATACCGTGAGTATATGAATAGTTTCTTATTCTAAGATTCGATGTACCGAATATTGTAAGACCAAGACTTTCATTCTTTGGTGGTACAACGGTATGACTGTTATAGAATCTTCCAGGTACTGATGCATCTGCGATGACTCCAGCAGTTCCCTTTACATCAAATTCAAAATACGTTGGTTCTGCACCATTGGCAGTCATTGTCATTGCACAGAATGCGCCTGATATTGGTAACTTCTCACCACGATCATATACTTCTAATGCTAAACTGATATCTGGTGTACTAATTGGAACTGGCGTATAGGTCCATGTTCCTGTTCCAAATGAGGATGTAAATCCACTGGCTAATAAGAATGGATGTAAGTTAGGTACTGGATTACCAGCAGTTAATGCTGAACCAGATCCCTTGCATTCCATCTTCACTTTTCCTTCAGCTGTTCTTCCACCTGGACCAGTTCTACGAAGATTTCCACCAGTCTGTTGTGCTCCCTTACGATCACCATCAAAGGTAAATCCATAATTGAATACTGGTAATTCTTGAGCAACCTGTATTGTATCAGTTGAGCCGGTAAGTGTTGCACCAGCGCCATTGGTTGCTTCATTCTTCGCAAATAGTACCAATCCGGTAACTAATTTTGATAAACTCATGTTATTTCTCCTTTCTTACGGCTGTGCGTCACGAACTTTGAACGTTGCTCTAATGCCGCCTGTGATGTTTGCATCTTCAATGTTTTCGAATAATTGTAAATGTTCCATACTAATACAATCTACAATTTGAATATTATTACGTACTCTATATACCATATTTAAACTACCTGTGAAATCTTGTATACAACGTTGTACTGCTCTCATTGTATAGTAGGTATCACAATTTCCTTTCAATGTATCTGTATTCTTACACAAATATCTTATCAATACTGTTACTTCTGCATTCCTTAAATCTGATAATACGTCACCTTCTATTGGTTGTGTACCATCTAACGTGACAACTAAAGCTGGAAACTCCGTTGGATATCTACCAATTGCTACTTGATTATTTCTTGTTTCATCTACTATAGTTACTATTTGTTCAGGTACTGAATCAGATCCATCGACAGGTATATTGAGTAAGTGAGCATTTACACCAATAGTATTATCATTTAATGCATCTGTTACCATTCTTATAATTTCTAATATCATTAGGTTGGTTGCTCCGTTAATGAACAGCGACTTAGGTATCCATCATCCTGTTTTAAATGTTCTCTTACATACCAGAATAATCCATCTTGATCTTCTATTACTTGATTGGTTTGAAACTGTTTGGCTATTGATGTTTCACAAATCAACGATGAACCTTGTATTATGACTGTCATTCCTGTTCCATCTGTTTCTAACTTATTTTCAGCATCGAATATAGCGTAAAAAGATATACAAGAACCATCAATCGAAGTTGTCCAAAGATCACCTACATTCTTTAGTTGTGAAGTTACATCTTTCGTAAATATGCTCATTTGTTTCTTCTCCAACTCGTTTTGGTATTCGTTTAGAATATTTTGGAATTCTAAATACTATCTTCACTATATCAAAAACCCCTGGCAGGCCCGTTTCCTGCCCGTCAGGGGTTTTATTTTCTACTTTATTGTTCAATGATTATATTCCAACTCTCTTTTGTACTGCGAATGCGTTGGTGTGCTTGAAGCCAATATCACCTCACATAGCTGCTGTAAGAACTACCTTTCCAGAACCAGCATTGGTGTATGGATCAACTACTATTTCGATAGCACCGAATTCAGCAAGTATAAGTTCATTCCAATTACCAAAGCCAAGTACACCAGCTGTAAGGTTGTTTGAAATTGCCAATCCATATCCAGCAAGTGTATTATCATCGCTGATAATGAAGTTTGCGGTTGAACCAGACTTAATTGTGGTCTTGCCTGATGCCCAAATTGCTGGTGTCATTATGAAATTCAATGATCCGTAGTCAGCATTTGATTCTTGAACTAACTTAATAAGTTCTACTGCATCAGCATATGTTAATACTGAAGCTGTTGGGGTGTGTGAACCGCTTTGTAAGCCAGTAAGGTTGATTAAACCTGTTGGTGCATTGCCTGAACCTTGTAATGCGGCCTTATCAAAAGCTGTTGCGAAAGCGTTGTACATATTGGTACGGGTTAACATTTCTATATCGAAGTTAGCAACTCTTAATGCTTCAAGAGAATATGCTGTTTGTGCAATCATCTTCTTTGGAGATAATGTTATTTGGTCAAACGATTGTGATACGGCTGTTACGTTTGCTCCATCTTCTGCTACCCAGTTTGCTGTGTTGTCAGAAGTTGCTCTTGGAAGAGCGATCTTGCCGGGAAGACTCATTACTGATGCGCCTAATCCTGCAACTACTGCACGATTACGTAGATAATCTACAAACTCGCCTGGAGCTGTGAAGGTTAATGCACCAGCTTCGGTTGCCGAACCAATGCTTAAAGCACGTTGTGCCTTCATTGATGTTGGAACCCATAATCCATTAGTTTCGCCGCTTTTCTTCTCTATCTCTTGAGAGACTTCGAATTCAAATCCAGAACGGTTGCCTCTGGATAAGTTGTATATTGCGCGAGAAAGTGAATATTCTTTTTGTTCCTTTTCTGTTAACGCAATATTGGGATTGACTACCATTTCTTCATTGTTCTTCATGTTGGTTTTCTCCAATACTTGTATGTGGCTGTGAATAGCCGGTTGTACTGAGCTTTCATCGGCGTCCACAGCCGCTTGCTCGTTTGTGATATCTAAGGATATCGATTTCTCTTCCTCTACTAAGGCTACGGGTTCTACCGTTGTCTCCTCATCTATAACTATATGTGATTCTTCAGTTTTTGATGTTTCTTCAACTGCTTTTACTTCTTCTACTATTTCTAATACTGGTTCTATTACCTCTTCTTCAGTATCTATTACAATTTCGTCATTACCATCTACTGATCTACCTACTCCTACCGTACAATCAGCTGGTACCGATACCATTGATATTTCCATTGGTGTCCAAGACGTTGCTTTATACACAGGAATACCATCCAATTCTTGCTTCTGTTTGGTAAATTTATTTACCATATATCCAATAGATACATTGGTACGAATGCCATCCATAATATCCTGTTGTATTTCTTGACCTCTTGAGGACTTAGAGAACTGTACAACCGCTCTCATCTTGTTTCCTTCTAACCATGCTTTCTTAACTGCACCAACTTGATCACCCATATGATCAACTAAAACAGGTGCATTTGCTAACATTCTTGATAAATCCACTGATTTTTGACTATGATCTAATACTTCATAACCAAATTCCCTAAGATAAGGAGTATCAGAAGAAGCTGAAAGTTCTATAGTATTATCAGTTGAATTGGGATCTCTGTTTAGTTCAGCTATAAACTGTCTATGTTCGATCTTTTTAAGTTTAGGTATTAATTCCATTCTTCTTCTCCAGTTCAATCATAATTTGGTTCATTATTTCAGATATCATCTCTCTTTTAGCATCTGATATCATTTGTCGTATTATTTCTCTATCTTCCTTAGTCATTCTTATTCTCATTTGTGTCAGTAGAATCAACCATCATTGGATCTTCTACTCCTGTCATATTTTCCATCTCTGTATCTGTATCAACATCTCCAAGATCCGTAGAAACGATATCTTCTCCAACCACTTCTGTTGGATCGATTGGTAATTTATTAAATTCTGCCAATCTTCTTTCCATGTCGGCTTCTGCTTTCTTTTCTTCGAATCTGTCACGAAGGACATCTGCAAAATCAACACCTTGTTCAGCACATAGTTGAGTCTTACTCTTCATATTCAAATCAATTAGTGTTTGAACACCATCAGCATCCTTCTTAGGATCTGCCCATGCCCATCCACGAGGTCTAAATATTACGTCATCTACTTCATCAATAGTTAATGATGGTAGATCAATTAATCCACGTTCCATTACTGTATCAATCCACATCTTATATACACGTTCATGGAATATTCTTGTGAACCAAGTTTGAAGATTACGATACATATCTCTTGCTTCTATTACTTGAATACGTCCACTGGCATATGATTCCTGACTTGTATCACCAGATAATGAAGCATAGGGTACATTTAATGCACTTGAAATACCTTGTAACATTGCCTTAACGAACGATTCAAATGCATTAGTTGGATGAGTAGAGGTAAATGCTTTTAGACTTTCACCGGGTGCAAGTCTGATGGCTGATCCAATTTCAACATTTAATTGTTCATTTGCATATCCTTCAGGTGCAATAAACTGACTTGAATCTGAGGATGGTGTTTCAATTGTAGCGAATGTTGATGCTGCTGCTTGTGCTGCTACTATTTCAGCGTCCAAATACTCATGTAATTTTGCAAGACTGAACATTGCTGGAGTTATCCAAGGTAGACCTCTCACTTGTCCAGCTCTCTTTATCTTATAGATATGAATAACTTCTTCTGCCGGAACTCTTATTCTCTTTAATGGAAGTGCAATCGCTGAATCATTTGGATTTCTTGACCAGAACCAATATGCTATTGGTGCACCAGTCTTTTGATCTTGTTCAACACCTTGTATAATGACAGTACCATCAGGAGATGCGTACTGGTTATAATCGATATCTAATAAATCTGATTCTATTGGTAGTAATGCAAATCCAAATTCATTTACTGTTGGTCCCTTTACGAAACGAATAAACATCTCACCATCCATTGCTACTGAACGAATAATGAGTTGTTCTATTTCTACGAAACTAAGTTTACCATCATATGAACAGTTCTTACACCATTCGTTCCAGTTATCTAATATTTCAGTATTTGCCATCACGTTCATTTCACCGTTAGGATCTGTTAAACGTGGTTGTAATTGAATTCCTTGTGGTCCTACTATATGTGTTTGTATTAAATCCAGATAACGAGAAGTATAAACGTCATTATTTGAAAGATAACGAGAAACTTGTTTAAGTCTCTTGTAATCATATTGCATTTCCTTGGATGCAGATAATAACGGATGATACCAATTATTTGTTAATCTAGATTGAGTTGCCGCTTGAAAAGCATTTCTAATTATTGGCTTTTTCTTAGGTACTACACTTGGTAATGCGGGCTCTTTCTTACCTTTAAAATTAAATATTCCCATTGACATCCCTCATTATGATATTTTTCCAAAGACGATGGGAACTGTTGTACGAACAGCAGATGATCCACCCTTTAGAATGTGTAATTCCTTCATATAATTCGCACGAAGAACCATCAAATCATTGATTGGAATCTTCGTTATTGATCTTCCAGCGATACTCATTGACACTATATCATCAGTTACTCGACCTTCTAACACAGCTTCTATTGCCTTTAACATCGTTTCTGCATGAGAAATCTTAGCACCACTTGTTGCCAAATCAGGTTCAATTGATATCCAACCAGTTGAAACTGTCGTTCTTTGACCATTTATCTTTAGTGTTACTGAATATCTATAGGTTCCTTCCAATAAAATTGATGTGTGTCCAGACGTTAATTCAAATCTGAACTTATCATCTACGATTGTTCCAGTTATATCTAAAGATGATGCACCTCGTAGATATAATATTGGTGTATAACCAACGTTTGTTGGAAAGTCACTATATTGTAAAAGTAGTTCATAGTAATCTCCTGCTCTTATCTTCACAGGAATATTATAATACGTATTTATCATTTAAATCTCCGTTGATCTACTCATAAATAGATGTAATTGAATGGTTTTCGTTCTATCTCCAAGGATTACGACCAAAGAGAGAACCACCCTGTCTACCGGGTAGTGCGATCTTTCTTGGTATAGTCGTTGGAGTATTTGTTTTTGATTCATCAGTAACAGTCTTATTTAATCCCACTGTTTCTTTATTCTTTATAACTAATTCACCAATAGATTTGAGTGATAGTGGAGAAAATGAATGTAGTGCAGCATATGCGTAAACCATACAATCCAATTGTTCGTTTCTATCTCTTGTCTTTTGCCATATTTTCTTAGGAACTGTCATCTTTATACCAGCTTTCTTACTGGAATAAATAGTAATTCTACGTTCAGATGTTAGTTGTTCTAATACTTCCATGTCTGTAGATGGTGGTAAATGGATATATCCCGGTCCATGTATACCTACATTCTTTAATCTCGAGAGTAGAATACCCTTTGCTTGATCTACTCCAACGATTCCTAAACGTGGTTTTCCTTTCTCTTGATGTCTACTCCATTGAAATACAGACCTTGCACCAGCATAACCCTTGATAGGAAATACGTTCTTGATACCCTTTTCTTTCAACTCTTTGATCATTCTATATACCATTTCTGTTTGATCACCAGAATCGATTGCTATTCCACTCACTCCTACTTCATGTCCATTGATCGTTGCATACTTTTCACGTAGAAACACTTCTAATTCTTTCCATACCCAGTCCTCTGATGTCTCTCCACCGAATTGTGC